GTCAGCATCAATGAGTAGTGTGGTTTCCGCTGTCTTCAAAGACGTTCCGTAGAATTTCATTTAGCTCTTCCTTAAATTCCATACCGATTTCTGTTATTCGCCATTTGTCATCCCAGTTGTCATCGCCAACGTTTGTCGTGATGAAACCTTCAGATGCTGCTATGGCGATGACCATTGCACCTTCCCTTGAGAAGCGAGAGCCAACTTTAAATGGATCTCTCCAGGCACGATCGATTACGATGTACATTCCAAGGGCAAGGATGATTGATGAATCAAGATTAGTGGGTATCAGCCCAAGTTCTGCTAGGCGCTGAATACTCTGAGTCGATGGGGATTTTTGTTTTGAAAGCAACTCCTGACTCTGTTGCCAATCGTTTAGTGATAGTTTGGACGCCATGTGATATCTCCAATGTTCTACATGCTATTTGTACTTCGTCGTGAACCCACGCTATTATCTGCGCGTCACGACCATACTTTTGTTTCAGTTCTTTGTGGACGAGCTGCACCCATTTCTTACAGATGATTGCCCCACTTCCTTGGAGCAATTGCGATAATGCATTTCTCTCGCTGCGTAAGTATAAGTGTCTGCCGTCGATACCTTTGAGGTACCCACGCTTTGCAGCTCTAGCTAAGTTACGCTTTAGTTCAGCAAACGCTGGCACAGCTTTATCGTATGCTTCTTTTAGCTTGGCGCCTTCCTTTGCACCGCCGCCAACAACAGCTCCTAACCTTGGATTACCGGCTCCAAATATCATAGAATATATGGCGGTCTTGGCTGTAGGACGATCAACACCAAATGCTTTTGCGTTGTAACTGTGGATGTCGCCTTCCAAGATCTGCTTGGCGTACTCACCGTTGTCGTTGAGGTTATTGGCGAGGCACCTCAATTCGAGTCCTGACAAATCAGATCCGACCAGGTACCAATCTTTAGGCACTGTAAACAAGCTGCGGCACTCTTTGCCGTATGGGCTGTATGTACCAGGTACTTGACCAAGGTTTGGCCCACGGTGTGCTGCTCGGCCCGATATTGTAGCACCAGACACAATTGTATGTCTGATCTTGCCGTCGTCATCGACCATCTTTAACCAGGCACCAGCGCCTTCAGCTAACATGCCGATACGCTTTTGTATCAAGAAGTATTCAGCTAAACGCTTTGCTTCTGGGAACGGTAGCTCAGACAACACAACATCGTCTATTTTAGCTTGGCCAGACGCAGAGAACTCTTTAGGTTTCCACTTGTACTTATCGACCAAGCACTTGTGTATGTGCTGCCTCGATGCAGGGTTAAACGACACGACCTTCTTTTTGATGAAGACCTCACCTTTGACATACCCTAGTTTAGCGTTGTTAACTTTGGGCAAGAACTCAGTCTCAATTGTCCACGGTGGAAACAAGTCGTCCAGCTCTGTGCCTAGTTCATCACGGCGCTGGGCTAACTTAGCGTATAGCTCTGACGCTGCTTTGATATCAAACGTCCAGCCGTTGTTGCCAATCTCCAGGCATATCTCAGCCAGGTCATGTTCCAGGTCAATGCTCTCCTGGGAGAACCCTGATTTCATAAACTGGTTGTAGATGGTCAACGTTACTGATGTATCTTGAAGGCAGTAGCTGCCCATCTCTTCGCTGTAAGTTCCCCAGCCACCGTCGTAGTCACCTTTATGGTTACCAGTACGATAGCCCCAGGCAGCCAACGAGTGGCTACCCATGTATTTCTTTGGCAGCTCCTTGAGCAAGAACACACTAGTGGCGTCCTCTTGCATGAGGTTAGCTCTGATCAATCGAGACAACACTAGTGTGTCAGTGATCTTGGCGTTGGTTGTCCACTGTGGATGCAGCTTACGGATCACTTCGTTGTCATATGCAATACCGTTGTGTGCGATGATCTCGTCAGCTCTCTGTAGTATATCGAGTGCCATCTGGATCTCACCAGGGCCGTACAACATGCCTTCGCCAGTTTCGGCGTTACGCAGTGCAATGCAGTGTATGACAGAGACTGTATCAAGTAGGCCATCTGTCTCCAGGTCATATATCCATCTACCCCCTTCTGACATCTTTAGTCTCCTTTTCTACTTCTTGTATTCTTTCGCCGATCCATTTCATTACTGGTACAGCCATTGAATTTCCCATCGCCTTGTATCGATGTCCGTTGGGGCAATCTTCTGGTTCTTTGCCACGCCAAGATATTTGCGTATAATCGTCAGGAAAACCTTGGAGTCTCTCGCATTCTCTTGGAGTCATTCTTCTGACAGTTGTGGCTTTACCTCTTACAAAGAGTGGCGCACCTGAGTTTATATGCTGATTTTCATAACCCATCTTATCGCCGTAGTGAGCGTCTAATGTAGAAGCAATTTCAGCAGGCCATTGCTGTTTTTCGGAAGATGCTACTATCGGCATATTACCACCACCAGTTCCGTACTTAGCTGTAACAGTAGAACATACTTCTGGCAGCTCTTTTACCCGACTGTCTTGTGCGTGATGCTCGTAAGCAACTGCTTGTACCCCTTTATAATCAGTAGAGGTTAAAGTTGATGCAACGTCTTTACCTAAAGTTAGAGCAAGAGATCGTGGTGCAATTGTAACAGCAGGAACTTTACTTGTATCCAATGTAGGAGAAATATCCTTAGAAACACTAGCACCTTGGTTTGCACTGTTTTGTGCGCCAAAAACTATAGCATCTGCCTCTACTCTGGAGTTTCCTGTGCGACTGAAAGGAGCGCCTGTTCCAACTGTTGGGGCAACTCTTTGCCTCGTTTCTCTGCTCGGCGCAGGATGCCCTGACAGGCTTTCGGACTCAAATAAAACACTTGCTGCACTTCGCCAGTCTCCAAGACATCCGACAACGAACACACGTCTGCGTCTTTGGGGAACTCCGAAGTATTGAGCGTCCAAGATTCTCCATGAAAACCCGTACCCGATTTTCCCCAACGCCCCGATGAAGGTTCCAAAATCTCGTCCGCCGTTAGATGACAAGACACCGGGGACATTTTCCCAAACAAGCCACTTGGGCTTAAATTTGTCAGCCATTGCAAGATAGGTGAGCATGAGGTTTCCTCTTGGGTCTTCAAGTCCTTGCCTAAGACCGGCGACGCTGAAAGATTGGCAGGGGGTTCCGCCAACAAGAAGGTCAATTGTTTGTTCATCTGTGTTCCATTCTTTGAATTTAGTCATGTCACCATGATTTGGGATAGTAGGGTAATGATGCTGTAAGACTGCACTTGGAAAGGCATCAACTTCACTGAACCACTGAGGTTCAAACCCTAGATCGTGCCAAGCTACTGTGGCTGCTTCCACTCCGGAGCAAACTGAGCCATACTTCATCGCTTGTCACCAGAGCCACCCAGGACACCACGCTTCTTACGTGACTTGAGTTTCTCCAGGTTAATTGCTGCAATGTCATTTAACGACAGGTTGAGGTCACGAGCCAATGCAGCAAGGTACCAGAGTACATCTCCTAGCTCATCTGCAATCTCTGCTTTCTTTTCGTTTGATATTGTATTGAAACCAGTGAAGCTGACATCGTCGTCACGCAGTAGTTTCTTAATTTTACCGAGCACCTCACCTGACTCGTTGGCTAGACCTAGGCTGCTGTAAATAACTTTGTGCTTGTAAATCATAGTTTCAGCAGCGTCTGCTTGGTATTCGTTCATAGTATAATGATGTAAACCTGTAGAGTTTATTCTGGCTGTATTCATAGCTGTAGTTCTCCCTGGTGCTGCTCTTGCACTCTTGCTTTTCCTAATTTTGTGATGACATAGACGCGCTGGGGGCGGCCCGATAAGCCACGCCTTTTGCCTATTACTTCAATGTGACCTTTGTTGATCAACTCTCGGAAGTGATTGGTGACGCTGCCGTATGGCATAGTCTTTAATGATTTTTGGATTTGGTCACTTATGCAGCCAGTAGAGCCGTAAGCGGCAATTGTTGATAAGACCAATCTAGTGTTCTTATCGGCGTCAGTGTTTGCATAAGCGTATTCAGAAGTCGCAGCTATGCCACGACCAGCAGGGATTATTGTTCCCATTGTAGTCTCCTTTATTGTGTGTTTTCGATTTGTTAAATAAGGTGGTGCTTAAAACGCACTAAATGTGTCGGCATCGATAAGCCGAGATGTAGACCGGTCATATTGAAGAGTACCGGCGTAACCACACTCTCCGGTCTTTCTGTTCTTTAAGATTACAAGTTCTCGTATGCCACTGGTTGGGTCGTCTTCGTCAACCTGTAGTCCAATGCAGAAATCAGATAGCTGTGCAATTGAGTGGCTCGACCGTAGTTCAGACAATCGAACCTTGGCGCCGCCTTCATGCCCTTGGGGGCTGTTTGGGCGTTTGAGGTGAGACACCATAAACAAGGTTATACCTAGCTCTTGTACAATCGTTGTGCGTAGATGGTGTACTATGTCATCTACCAGACGTCTTTCATCGGTAACCTTACCTGTCAGGCCACTAACCAAGAGCGATATGTGATCAAGTATAATAATGTTACAGCCCAGCGCCTTGTGCATGTATGTAATTTTGTTACTGATGTCTTGCATCGCCGTTGATCCGAAGTGGTCTAGCAAATAAAACTTACCCCCTTTACTCAGTAAGTCGTCATAAGCATCTGCAATTTCATCTGGCGTAGCTGCATCAGGATCAATTGTAATGTTCTTGTTCATATGCAAACCGACCAGGCCCTGGGCAGATCTCTTTGGCGTTTCCTCAAGAAGCAATAAACCTACGTTCTCACCTTGGGTCATGAAAGAGTAACAAAATTCCCGAACTAAGGTACTTTTGCCAACACCCGATCCAGCCGCTATAGTTATCAGCGCTGGTTTCTCTACGCCTTTACACATGGTGTTCAATCGCTCGTAAGGGAAGTGAACAGCGGACATAGCGTCTACCTGGTGTATCGCTTCACGTAGATCATCTGGTGACAGTATGCCATCTGGCCTGTATGCCTTTGCCTGGAAGATAGCGTTGATGACTTCACCTGATGCACCTTTGACCAGGCACTCATTTGCATCTTTGTAAGGCAGGGTGCCGATAGACACACGGCCAACAGGCAATGCTTCAGCTACTTCAATCGCTGCTTTCTGACCACTTTCGTCCTGGTCAAACAACAGTACAATCTCCTGGAAGTTCATCAAGTAGTCGTAGCTGGCAAGCACAGACTTACGTGCTGATGTATCTCCATTGGGTATACTGCAAGTTGCCCATTTGTGTCCTTGGATCTGGGATATGGACATGCAGTCCAGTTCCCCAGTACACAAAACGATCTTCTTGCCAGACGTCCAAAGATGACTACCAAACAGGGTCATTTTCTTTGCGTCACCAAGGATACTAAAGTTCTTATCTTTGGTTCTCACCTTCTGCGCGCATATAGCCCCAGATGCGTCCCTATATGAGGCCGCCTGGACTGCCTGGCCTTTGTGGGTGGCAACCATGTACCCAAACTTGCGACACGTCTCAGCGGTCAGCTTACGTGCTCTCAGGTCAACGTATTCACCAGACAATAAGTTACTGTGGTGGTGCTGTTGTTGTGGGGTGGAAATGGTTTTACTTTCACCACCTTCACCACCAGATGAATATGCCTGGCACCCGAAACAGTAAGTGTGGCCATCAGTGAACAGTGCTGCGTTGTCTCGGCTTCCACATGCATCACATGGTAGTCTTTGAACAAAGTCACTGTCTTCGTGTTTCTGTTGTGATTCAATGTTAAATATAGTCATGATTACGTGTGTCTCCCTAAAACTAAAAAGGCCGCGCAACCAATATGTTAAGCTGCGCGACCCAAGCCACTAGAGTAATGCGGATAGGCTCTCATCTATCCATTCTTGTGGTATAACTTTATTAGCAAGTGTGAAGCCCTGCTTCTCAGCAAACATCTTGTATGTAGTAGGGCTTGATTTGTAGATCTTAGTATTCCAGTTCTGAAACACATAACGTAGATCCATATCGGGGTGTTGCTTGTACAATAGACACGCTTTGGATCTATCGGATACTGACCAAAACCCTTTGGTTTCGACATAGTAAAAGCCACCAGGCTTCGGTAGTTTAAAATCTGGTGTGTACTTTGCATTACGTGATGGCCAAACAAACTCGATCTTATCAGTCTCAAAAAGTAGTGGCAGCCCAGCGTCTGTGATCTGCTTACTAGCTGCCTCTTCAAACCCCGACCTGTAACCGTGCTGTATGGCCCGACGACGAGTAGCTGAGTATCTAGCTTTATTAGAAGTCATAATCGATTGTGTTATCCGGATCAGCAGCGTCCAGAGAAACGTGACCATTAATCGTCACTTCATCAGCTGGTGCAACAAAGCCACCTTCAACTGGTGCAAATGCCATGCCGCCACCGTCGCCACCTGATACTGGCTCGATAACCTGGACACTGTTGAGGCTAAGTGAAATACCTTTGTTACCATTGCGTTCATAGCACACTGCAACACCACCTAATTTTAAGACTGAGCCGCCATACAGCTTTGGTAGCTTCTCATGTGGGATGTACTGGCCGGAGCTGTCGCAGCTCTTAGGCTCAAACTTACTCTTGAGTTTAAATATGACCTCGCCAGTTTCTTCATCAGTCAAGATAGGCACTGATACCTTTGCTTTGGTTCCAAACTCTTCTTCACGTAGGTTTTTGATACTGTCCAACAGCGGCTTGGCCTCTTTTGGGTCACAGATAAGCATACAGCTATAGACACCTTCCGCTGAGTAAGCTGTGTCTCTTTCGTTTAACCAGGCATACTTTGCTCGGCCAATCGGTGTATGAAATTCAATCTTTGCTTTTGCCATCTTCTTTATTCTCCTTGTTAGTATTATTTTGATGTTCTGAAACGGAAACACCCCAGAACTTGGCTAGTTCCAGGGTGCTTTGAGGGATTTGTTCACCACGTTGTCTGTGGTATTCTAGTAACCCCAAGACCTTTTCTCTTGGGTGCAATCTATGGCTCCTTTTTTGTAATCTCTATAGGGTGGACAGAAGGTCGTTAACTGAAGCAATACTCACTTTCTAAGACGCCATTTAGATCTAGGTTACCTTTTTTAGGGATTGCCGGCAGTTTCTGCTCTGGGTTTGCCAGGCGCTGTCTGATGTGCTTCTCAAACTCTGCGTACAAGCATTTGTCTTTAAAAGTAGCAACAAACGAGTGACGGATACAGTGGTACATAGTCCAAGTATCCTGGACTGTTGTAGCAAATGAATCATGTATCATAAAATAATCCGTAATGTCATTATCCAGACACAAAAGAACTGTGCTCTGCATGAGACTTGCGTCAAGTGAGTGTACATAGTTAGCCGCCACAGCTGCCCTCATCTTACGCTTGTCTATTTGGTAAGGGTTTGGCTCTCTAGTGGTCACTTGCTTGCGTACAAGTGCTTTTACTTTGCGATCCCACAAGTAGACTTTAGTCTTCTTCTTTGTCCACTTAGTGTACGACATGACTACAGGAAACCCAGACGGTGTTTGCCAACGTACAGACTTACCTTCACTAGAGACGGCATCTGTCATCCCTTGTAGGAACTCCATACCTACAGCCACTGACTTTGTGACGTTCTGTACAGAGTTGTAGTTGATCTCAGCTAGATACCTTGCGTTGGTGGTCTGCTGTCTCCTAGTGCCAAAGTGGTGCTTCATAAGTTCACCTGGATTAGCAATGTTGTGCTTTGCTACAGAGCGGCGCATAGGTATCATGATCTGTGTAACTAATTGATCAGTGAACCCTGCTACAACACTGGAGTAACCGTAGGTCATTGTATTAGTTTTGACCTGTTTACGACCAACACCAAAGTCTAACCAAAGACCAGCTGTCATACAGCCTTCTTTGCGCTTTTGATTAAGAAAACTGACTGTCTGCTTTGCAACATCAGAATAAACGTCCTGGCAATCAGGCATAGGTATTAGGTTTGTTTTCCTTCCGTCCTCAGTGTCCAGAGATAGAGCTGAGTAGATCTGGGTGCCTGAGTTCGTCGCATCCATCCCGACAGGAAGGTAAGCTACCCAATCATCACCTTGATCAATCATGTCAGCATAGGTTTGACAAGCAGCCAGATATTGGAACGGTTTGTCTGCGGCGCCCCAATGATCAAATGTACCTTTGTAGTCACTAGCAACTTCCATAATCATGAGGTGGTTGTCAGACACCCATTGCATACGGTCTTCCAGGCACTTCTTGTCAATGCCGTCAAATGCTCCAGTGTTTGCCACAGCAACCATGACCCATCCACGATTTTCTGCTGTGACTTTCTTGCCGTTGGCCATCAAGAACAATGCTTTTACGTGGTCATCGCGGTGGTAGTTGAATGTAGACACTGGGTACATCCTGGATCTCCAACAGAAGTTCCAAGGAAGGTAGAACTGCTCGAACTCATCCATCTCACTGGCAGTCTTAATGACTACACGTAAGTTTTCTCTAGACGCATCAGCTTCACGGAGTTTCAAGTGGTGTTCTTTTCGCTCTGCAAAGATCTCTTCAATGATATCTGCATCCATCTCCATAAGGTTCTCAGGCACTATAGGTAGCTGTGGATCTACGATAATTGGGAAATCATCTAGTGATCCTTTTGGTATAGCTCTACCGCCTTTGATCTCATTTTGTACCCAAGACAACGCATCGAGGACACCTTTGTTTATTTTCAGAGGTGTAGCTTGGATAGCATTCAGCGCTTTGACATAACCAGGCTCTACATAGTTGACGAAGTGTCTATCTATAGCATCCTTTTGTTCTTTACAGGCACCACGAACAAGAGACACAGAGCCAGCTAGGGCAGGGTCATAGTAGCAACCAGTGTCAAAAGACGTCCAAGGCTTTGGCGGTACGATCATAGGCCCGTACATAGGCTCTGCCCAAGATGCATCAATCTCTAGTGTCTTCAGCTCTTCTCTAGCTTCATCAGTTAGACCTATGCAGAACTTAGTCTTTCTTTTGACCTGGGCCTTGCCGTCTTTGCCTCTAACTACCTCTCCTTTAACTTTAACTACAGTCA